CTCCATTTTCACTAAATACAACATTTTCTTCTGATAAAATTCCTAATCTATTTTTATAAAATGTAAGATTATTTATAGTCTTTCCAATAAAAGTTGGATTAGGATTTGTATCTGCATCTCCTGAAATTCTTGAATTCCATGTTAATTGTTGGAATGTAAATGTACCATTGTTATTATTTACTAGTGCATGTGGCATTGTTGTTGCATCAAAACCTAATACAACACCAGGTCCAACTACTTCATTCCAAATACCTTCAGTTTTAAAATTAACATAGTAATCAGATAATATATCACCTTCATCACCAGTAATTTTAAGTATTGCATCTGTTGGCGCATAAAATGGTAAATCTGCAAAATCTTGTACTTCATCTTTTACAGAATACATAGCGTTACCACCAAAACCATCAGAAGTTCCAACAGTGTAATTAACATTTCCGTCAGTTGGTTTTATATCTAATGTTGATGTGTATCTTGTAGTTGTAAAATAACTTGTAATTCCAGAATAATTTTTAAGTCCTTGTGTTGTACTTAATGTTGCACCTGTATCTGTTCTAATAGTTTTAAATCCAATATCATTTGCTGATCCGTTCCAATGTGTTGATCCTGTGCCAAAACATAGAATATCTGCAATTTTCATTGTGTCTCTAAATGCAGCATCAGTACTATAATCATTTCCAGATGGCATTTGAAATTGTACTTCTATTTCATACGACATATTTGGGTGTTTAACTGCTACAGCATAAATTCTTCCATAGTTACTTTGTTTTACGTATACTAATGCTCTTTCAATTTTTGCTGCTGATGTTGCTGTAGCCATTGCTGGTATTTTTGATTTATTAACTACAAAAGTAAAATCTGCAACAGTTACAAATTTAAAATCTTCTTTTGGATTTGTAGATGTTAAATAAGCATTTCCATTTGGAAAACTTACTGTTTTATTAACACCATCTAGATTCCATACTTTAACATTTTGATTTGTAAAAGCTGTTATAAAAGCATTATTAGCGTCACGTTGTACACCATGGATCGCAGCATTAGTTGGATATACATTTGATGAATCTAATGTTGCTGTATAATTTAATGATGGTCTTTTAGATAAACCTTCAACCAATCTTGATTGTGCGTTTTCCTGTAGTTCAGCCTGAGTTTCATTTCGTTGTGTTGAAGTTTGTTGGCTGACCCCATTGATTAGATTTGGTATACTTTGTGATATTATGGGCATTAATAACTTCTTCTTGTTGTTCGATTAATAATATTGTAAACATCATTACTTCCGCTTAGAACATTATAATCACCATTGTTTGCATCAGAACGTTCACAATTAATAATTGCTTCTTGTTCATCTACTTGTGTAAATCCAGCAAGTTCTGATGAACCTACCATTCTAGCTTGGAATTTTCTTCCTGCTTTTATTACTATTAATTTTCTTGCGTATTCTGGAATATGTTCAAAATGTTCTGCTGTTACTTGATCAACAAGTGGAACAACTGTAAATACATCTGTTTTATTTTTTAAATCGTATAAGAAACCATTTCTAAAAGTTATATCATACTCTGTTCTGTAATCTTTACTTGTATCAATTTGTATTACATTACTACCGACTGGAATCTTGCTATTTTGGTCTAAGGCTAATTTTACTTCTGCTTCTGTATTAAAATGCCAACCACGAGATTGTACTTCTACATTAGTTTCATCTAAAATCTGTAATGCAATAGAAACATCAACGCCGGTATTACCTGTAATACTGCTAACAGGAGCTTCACCTATAATACTTAGTAAAGTGTTAACTGCCTGTAATTCTGTTGTTGGTGTGATTCTAAATGCCATTATTTTCCTTTAATTAAATTTATAAAGAGGCGACTTCAGTCTCCCTAGGTCGCCTCCCCTTATAAGTATAAAGTAACGTAAATTATTACGCTTCTCTAATTCCTACTGCTGCTTCTGGTCTTAATGCGCCATGACCCATAGCGTATTTAGCAACCATTAATGTACCTTGACGTCTAATGTCATATTCCATTTCAGTTGCAAGATCCATAAGCTTAACTGTTCCTACTGCACTCGGGTGACAAACCATAGCCACGTAATTACTTACGTTAACTGCTTGTGGATTTGATCCACCTTGAGTTGCTGAACCTTGATCAACGCCAGAGTTGATGTTTCCAGAAATAAAGTGAGGAGTTGGAATTAATTCAATTCCAGCTACTTTCATTACTCTACCTTCTGCTACACCACCATTAGCTCCACCACTGAAGTCAACATTGACTGCATTTGTAGCGTTTGCTAATTTGTAGTATTCTTCTAGTCTTATGAAACACTTTCTACCTTCTTTTGGAACGTAGTGTGAGTCTAAAGCTGAAGCTGCATCAAACAATGAATCAATCATTGCGTTAGCTGCTGTCGCTGCTGTTGCTGACGCAATACCAGTATTAGTTAATACTGTACCTGCATCTCCACCAGTTACGTTAGCTGCTGCTGCTGATTGTCCACCTGCTGCTTGCGCGATTGTTTGTAAGATATGCTTATCTTTTTGAAAAGCTAATGCTCTTCCGATCTCAGCTGAATAAGCCGATCTTACGTCCCAGTGATTTTTTGCTTCTTCGATGTTAGATAAGAATGCTGAACTAACAAGCAAGTCATTAATTGTAATAACTTTTTCGTTATGATTAACATCTGTTCCAACAATCTCTGCACCAGGTGTGTGGTAAGCTGCCGCGATTCTGCCCATTACTGGGAATGACGCTGACTTACCGTTAGAAATAGTTCTCACCATTTCTGCTCCTTGCGTTACACTAGCTCTTTCAAAGGCTGTTAAAACTTCCCCTGAAAAAACTTTAAGAAATAACGCATCTTCTGTACTAGCTGCATTTACTCGTCCTATGCTAGCCGGTTGTGCTACTGCCATAATTATTCTCCTATATTTTATGGTTAATTGTTATTTAATAAAGCTCGACATAAACTAGTTTTGATAAATCAAGATTGTCCTCCTTAGAGGGTCAAGTTATTTTGACTTATTATGTTTCGCAGTTGCCACCTGTGAAGGTCGCACAACTATTTATTTTTTCTTTTTAGGAAAACCTTTTTTCATATTAGAATAAGATTTTGCACTAATAGTACTTTTAGATTTAGATCTAGAAGTTCCTGCTTTTTTTCTAGCATTTATATTTGCGTAAAGTCCTCGTCTAGCCATACTATTTCTTCTTTCTCATTTTTGTTGGTTTTGTTTTTGCAGCTTTTGCTTTTACTGCTTTACTTGGTCGTCCTCTTTTAGAACCATAAGTTCCTTTTCCATACGGCATATTTTATCTCCTATAGTTTTGATTTAGATATTTTATCTTGTACTTCTGATCTAAATGCTGGATCATTTTCGTATCTAGCATCTTTCATTGCTGCAGTAACTTGTGCCCATGAATTATATCCACCGCCAGTATCTGTTCCTGCTTTTCCTGAAATTAATTTAGGATTTGTACCATTTACAGCATCGTGTCTTGCTTTAAGACCTGTAACTGCAAGTTTAACAGCTTCTAAATCGTTACTATTAACTGTCTTATTAAACGCAGCAATCTCTTGTGGATTTAATGCGTCTTTTGCCCAAGTAACAATTTCAGTGTATGATTCTTCGCCACCAACTTCTGCTTTAATTGTATTTTGCATTTGTGTAGCAACAGCTTCTTGACCTTGTATAAATGCATCAACATATGATTTAGGAATACCTGCTTTTTCTAAAGCATCAAAAGATTTTTCATCTAATGTTCCTTTTTCGTCATATTCTGATTGTAGTTGATCCATATTTAAACCAGCTGATTCAACTGCTTTTTCTGCAGTTTTTTGATCTGCTTCTATTTCTAAATTTTCTTTTTTAGGTTCAACTTCTGTTTTTTCATTTTCAAAAGATTTATCTTCTGCACCTAATTTAGATTCCAGTTCACTATAAGATTTTGCCATATCTTCGACAGTCTTAAATTTTTCTGGTAAACCTTCCGGCCTTTTTACTTCTTCTACTTTTGCTTGTTCTACTGGTTTTTCTTCAGTAGTTTCTTCTTGTTTTATTTCAACGGCTTCAACCATTTGTATTACTCCTGAGTTTGTTGTTGTTGCATCGCAGCATCAACCATCTTACCAGCTACACCAGGCGCTGCCTGTTGCATGGTATCATTCATTTGTTGTTGCTGTGCTTGTTGCTGTTGAGCTTCCTGCTCTGCGGCTAATTGATCTTGAGACTTAACAAGTCCTTCAGTATCAATACCATGACCAGTAGCAATACGTTTAATTAAATCTGTTAAATTTAACATCTGTACTACTTCAGGGTTCATTTTAGCAATCTGCCCTATTTCTGCCGTGAATTCTCTTAATTTTTGTAAGTCGTTCCCACGTCCTAATGCCTCAACACCAGTTATGATAGTAGGTCTTACAGTTCCTTTTGGTAACTTAGGAATTGTGCCTTTTGCTGACATTCGTTCCATTAATATTCTAACTAAAGGTAATTGGAATTCTTGTGATAATAATGAATAAACACCACCTAAGGCAGTCTCTAATTCATTTGCCATATATCTAATTTCTTCTGCTGTAACTCTATCGGCATCTCTTTGTACTGCAGAATTTAAAAGAAATGCATATGACATTCGTTCCTCAAAACGTTGTATTGCTTCTGACACGACTCTTAAGTCGTATTGTTTTTCTACTTGTAATGTAGAAACATCGTCTCTTGATCCTGTAATAATATCTCCATTACTTGCTCTAGATAATTCTATTTTCTTTGTTGAAGAATTTGGTCTAACCATAAATACAACTTTACTTGATGCTGCAGCTGATTCTACCAACGCTTGACTTAAACCTTCTAAAGATTTTAAATCTCCTAAATACTCTTCGACGTAACCTCGACCGTAGTCTTCATTGTCTTGTCTTACCATACGCAACACTTGCCATGGCATATTATCTTTATTATAATAACCTTCTGATTCAGGTAATTTATATTCGTTTGCTTCTTGACAAACATAATATCTGTCTTTGCTAATTAAACATACCTTAGTATATAAATCAACTTCGTCTGTCGACTGTGGATCATCAACATTTTTCATAACTTCTTGCATCGTCTCTTCATCAAACGTTAAAGGCGACACAGTTTCTTTAACAACAAGTTCTAATAAATTTCCCTCAGGATCTCTACGACAAACGTATTGTGAAATTGGAAATACTCTCATTGTAGTTTTCTTAGGCATATACACAAGTGTATTACCTGTTACAATTAAGTGTTTTAATGCTTCAAATACCGGAACTCTAATTGCTAACTGTTCAATTTCCGACATTACTTCTCGTTCTATTTTAGCTAAAGATTTTTCTATTTCTGTTTTTACTTCTGGAGTTTGATCCATTTCATCTTTAGTTTTTCCACCTACATTTAATCTAAAAAATGGTTGATTTGGTGGTAACAATAATAATAATAATTTAGATGCTAAATTGTTGACACCTCTTGCACCAACAGATTGATAAGGTGTATATAAGTCTGACGTATGATTAACACCATCATCCGGTAATAACGCAGGCAAAGTTAATTCAGAACATTCACGACCACGATTTAAAAAGTGTTCACGATATTCCTTCATAGCTTCATAACGTTGTTTCGCCGTTTTATCTAAATAATTCATGATAATTTATTTATTGAGGGATTGCTAAACCAGCATTCTGAATAGAACCTGTGCCTAAACTTGTGTTTAATGCTTTAGTACCTTTTGCTGATTTTTTGATTTTCTTACCTAATGCGTCCATTCCGTCTTCGCCCGCGATTTCAATAGTTGGAGCCATATCTTCCATTGGCTGTGATCTAACTATTGGTGGCGGAGCAACCGGCGCTGGTGGTGCTTGAACTGATCTACTTCCACACATACTTGTTTTCTCCTTTATTGTGTATACATACTAGCATTATAAGCTGCGTTAGAAGTAAAAGATGCCTTTTGACTTCCTGAAACACCCGTAG